CGCAAAGCCGTAGAGGCCGAGCGCAGTAAGATTGCAGAAACAGCCAAGGTTCGTGATACCTATGCACAACGACTCCAAGTTATTGAGCAGATGCTACAACAACAGTCGGGTACTGAGGATTTAACACAACTCAGAGAAAATGATCCGATTGGTTATGCACTTGCAGTAGCAGATCGTAGTGAGAAGGAAAAACAACTTCAAGCTATCAGGGCTGAAAGACAGAGAGTACAGCAAGAACAGGCACAACAACAGAGCCAATTATTGCAATCTCATGTCCAACAGGAGCAACAAAAGCTAGTTGATCTGATTCCTGAATTCAAGGATGAAGCTAAGGCTGAGGTGATTCGTAGAGACATTCGTGTATATGCGAAGTCTATTGGATTCTCAGACCAAGAACTAAGCCAAGTTTATGATAGCCGAGCTGTAACAGCTCTATACAAGTCGATGATGTATGACAAATTAGTGGCTGGTAAATCAGGTACACTAAAGAAAGTTCAGTCAGCACCAAAGACATTAAGACCAGGAACTTCTAACCCTAAGAATTCCGATCAAGAAGCACAAAAAAAGGACTTTGAGCGCTTGCGCCAATCTGGCAACAAGAAAGACGCTGCAAAGTTATTTGAACGATTTTTATAATAAGGAATTAAATCATGCCAACATTTGACAGATATAGTGCGATAGGCGCACGAGAAGATTTAAGCGATGTAATTTATAGTATTGCACCAACTGATACTCCAATCATGAATTCGATTGGTAAGAGTAAGGCTACTGGCACTTTTCACGAGTGGCAGACAGATACTCTAGCTGCTGCAACAACTGCAAACGCATTAATCGAAGGTGCAGATGCTACTTCAATTACTGTAGTTCCAACAGTTCGTATTGGTAACTTTACGCAAATTGTAGGTAAGACAGTACAAGTATCAGGTACTCTAGAAGCAGTAGACAAGGCTGGTCGTAAGTCTGAAAAGGCTTATCAATTAGCTAAGGCGAGTTCGGAAATTAAGCGTGACATAGAGGCAATTATTACTGCCAATCAAGGTCAGTCTAATGGCTCAAGTGGTTCATCTGCTCGTGTAATGGGTTCACTCTTGAGCTACATCAAGACGAACACAAACAAGGGTTCTGGTACAACTGCTGGTGCTGATCCAACAACAATTGGTGTATCTACTCGTACAGATGGTACAACTCGTGCATTTACAGAAACATTGCTAAAGGATGTTATTGCTAAAGTATTCGTTAGCGGTGGTACTCCAGCAGCTTTGTTTGTAAGTCCTGCACAGAAGCAAGTTGTATCTGCCTTTACAGGTTTGTCTGCACAGCGTTATCAAGTACCAACAAACGGACAGGCAACTATCCTAGCTGGTGCTGATTTGTATCAGTCTGACTTTGGTGTACTACAGATTGTTCCAAATCGTTTCATGCGTACTCGTGATGCACTCATACTCGATCCAGAGTATGCAGCATTGGCTTATTTGCGCCCATTCCAAACGAATGAGCTTGCAAAAGCAGGTGACTCTGACAAGACACAAATCTTGGCAGAATTAACCCTAGAAGTGCGTAATGAAGCAGCTCATGGTGGTGTATTCGACTTGAGCTAATTAAGACTTAGGGGTAGGGAAACCTACTCCTATTTTTGGAGAGCAAATGTTAGGTAAAAGAGGTAATTTAGGAAGTATGAATGGCATAACCAGAACAGCTCATGCTGATGGTGAAGGCGGTATTGTTATTCACTCTGAAACAGAAATGGGTGATTTTGCAGAACATACCAAGCGACAGTTTAATGATAATAGTGGTAAGACAAATTGGGGTGATAAACCTCTTGATCCAAGAAATAAGATAGCAGAATTGCCTCCCCTAATAATTGAAGATTTAAATAAATTAGGTATTATGAGAGGTTATTACATTACAGATCCCAAGGCTTTGAGTAAGTGGTTAAATGCTCCTGAGAATCGTGTATTCCGTACTCGTGGTGGTAATGTATGAGATTTGCAATATGTATACCGGCAAGAGGTCAGATGGAAGTGCAAACTGCATTTGACTTAGCAGCGATGGTTGGTTATATGTGTAAGGCTACAGACCATGATTTAGATATTTATACAGCCGCAGGAACATTAATATTTGATCAACGAAATAAACTAGTTCATACGGCAATTGATGCAAAATGTGATTACATTGTGTTTATAGATGCAGATATGCGTTTCCCAAAGGATACGATCATGCGTTTACTAGCACATGATAAAGATATTATTGGAGTTAATGCAACGACTCGAAGTGAGCCAGTTAAGCCAACGGCAAAGAACTTGCAGATAGAAGAAGATGGTAGTTGTACTTGGCTACCGATTTATTCCAATGTAATGACAGGTATTAGTCAAGTCGATGGGATAGGTTGTGGGGTAATGATGATTAAAGCTGATGTAATCGCTAAGTTAGAAGAACCTTATTTTTACTTTGAGCAATTGCCTAATAATAATATTTTGGGTGAAGATATATATTTTTGTATAAAGGCTAGGGATGCTGGGATTACTACTTGGGTAGACCATGAGTTATCAATGGAAATAAAGCATATTGGCGCATACACATACTCGTGGGATAACATAGAGAAGAAAATATGAGTTATACAAACTATACAGACTTACAAGCATCAGTCGCTGGGTACTTAGGTCGTAGTGATTTGACTACAGAGATTCCTGACTTTATTCGCTTTGCAGAACTGAGATTAGGTAGAGAGTTAAGAACTAGACCGATGTTAAATTCAGCAACAGCTCCCACAGTTGCAAACGATGCTAGAACTGCATTGCCTACAGACTTCTTAGAGATTCGTGATTTGTTTATTCAAGGTAATCCTAGAAGGCCATTGACTTATATGTCTCCTAGTGCATTTTCAAGAGAGGCTAGGGCTGACATTGTTGGACTACCTGTATTTTATACAATATTAGCCTCAGAGTTTAAATTTGCACCCATCCCAGATGCAATCTATACATTAGAGATTCTGTACTATGCAAAGCCTACATTCTTATCAAGTTCTAATGCATCGAATGTATTTCTAGCAAACTATCCTGATGCACTTCTTTATGGATCATTAATCGAGGCAGAACCTTATTTAATCAATGATGCTAGGTCACAGTTATGGGCAACCTTGTATGATCGAGCAATTAAGAATATCTCTGATGCAGACCAAGGTGGCGAGTATTCGGGTATCCCCTTACAAATGAAGATAACTTAAAAGGATTTTATCATGTCAGAAATAAGTAATTATCTTGAAAATGCGCTAATCAATGGCACATTACGAGCGACAACTTTTACTGCACCTGCTGCTGTCTATGTTAGTTTACATACTGCTGATCCAACAGACGCAGGTTCAGGAACAGAAGTGAGTGGTGGCTCTTATGCCAGACAAGCTGCGACATTTGGTGCGCCTAGTAATGGTGCATCAACTACAACTGCTGATATTACATATCCACAGGCAACTGCAAGTTATGGCACAGTAACGCATATTGGTATTTTTGATGCACTAACAACAGGTAATCTTCTTTATCATAGTCCTTTAAATACATCAAAGACGATCGATACAGGTGATATTTTTAAGATAACTTCAGGTAGTTTGACAGTAACACTTGCGTAATGCCAGCCGATTATTGTGGCCCATTTACGATAGATGATATTGATCTATTTGGAACATTAGAACAGATAACAATTAGTTTTGATGATCCAATATGGAACTCAGCAAATACTTGTGTTTTATATGGTGATGGTGCAATAGATGGTAATGCGAATGTAGTAGCAAATGGATTTGCAATACGCAATGGTGAGGCAGCGATTGATGCAACAGGATCAGTAGTTTCAGATGCAATACGAATAAGAACTTCTGAGGGCGCAATAACAGGCACAGGAACGGTTGTTGCAGATGCAATTAGGACACGCACTAGTGATGCACAGATAGATGGCACAGCAACGGTAATATGCCTTGGTGGGGTGCAATATAACGCAGAAGCTATCGTAACTGGTGAAGTTCTAGTAGATGCACAAGGTAATGCAGTTTTCTCAGGTATTGGTGTAATAAATGGAAATGCTGTAGTTATCGTTAATGGTAGGGTAATGGGTGATGAGTGGGTAGATGAGACTGCAGGAACAGAAAGTTGGTCGACAATGAGTATTGAAAGTACCACATGGACAAGCCAGACTACAGGTGCAGAAACTTGGAGTCCTATTACAATTGAGAGTACGAGTTGGACAAATCAGAC